AGTTGAATACACAGACGGAAGAAGAACAAGATTATTACACAAACACGAAGCTAAGGGATTAAGCGAATGTTTTGATGGAAGACTGTATGTCGAGTATAATATAATCACCACCGACTAACCCGATAAATCATTGAATGATGCCTATACTTTCTGAGTACACAGTCTCCTTCTCGACTACCCTCTTCGTTCGTGTTTCCTTCGATGGTGTGAGCATATTTCTTACCCCACTTCTCTACGAAACCTGCGTGACCGACTCGACCTTTTGAGTTGTAATAGATTCCGAATACATTACCCGCTTCAGGGGTCTCCCCTTTACCCCGTTCCCATATAACATTCCTAGACACAGCCGTAGGACTCCAGGCTGTAACTGAGTGATTCACCACGCACACATTCAAACACCACGCGACGAACGCAGAACACCAAGCATAACCGCCTTCAAACCCAACAGAACGAAGATACTTCTCGACGTGATAACCTCGATTATTCCCACCCTCTTCGCAATAACCTACTTGAGACTGAGCAACCGAAATCACACAAGAGCAATCAGCGCAAGGTTGAACACCACCATAAGAGCAGCCCACACAGCAAAGAAATGCCAGAATGAACCAGGTTGTTCGAAGTCGTTTAGATAGCATTTATACAGGTATTTAAAATTAAACTTGATCCCAAGAAAGGCAAGTAGATTCGATAGTAGAATGTAACACGGAGCAAGTACAAAGAACTGCAACATCCCTGTATCTAATTGCCCCGCTGTTGAATCGAAGTATCTTATCAGCTTTGGAGCAAACCAAAAGACCATAACGGCTAGTGGCAGCCCAAGTGTTTCGGGGTATCGTTTAAGTATCTTCATTGTCTTTATCTTTTTTATTCATTAGCCTTGTCTTCTGCTTGATGTGAATGAATGACACCACACCAACAGAGATACCCACTATAAGCGATACGATCCGAAGCAAGTCGGACACATCTGTTAGGCTAATTGCAAACCCTAATAAGGGTGTAGCCATACCTAACACTTTCTCAATCATTATCGTCATGCCGTTCCGCTATTTTGTAAAGTATTCCCGTTATTACGCTTACAATTACAGGCGCAAGCTTCACCGTTAAAATTATCCATTCCGACCAATCTTGATATATTTGAAGCGATATAACAACCAAATCAGACCTCCCGTGAATAAAACTACCTCGTTAACTTGAATTATGTTCGGGGTGAAGAACAGTTCGTCTAGTATTTGACTAAGCGATAGTATCATTCCGAACTCCGCAATGTTCTGAGTGAATTTATCCCTTGAAGCAAAACGAATGGTAGCGACAATAAAAAGCTGAGCTATTGCGCTGAGAGTCATGTAGACGTTTGTGTAATGAATTGCTCCTCCTTCCGTTGAAACGTCCATGAAGTAGATTAAGAAACCCGCACAAGCAGACAAAACAAAGCCTAAGATTATCGCCACCCTTTCCATTTATTTCCTCTTCACAATGTTTACAGGTCTTGCTCCGACTATTGCCGGAAATACTGACTTATTCGAATCCATTACGAAATCATTTGAATCGACCTTCACCGTTTCAGTTCCTTCGCTTGTGAATAATAGAGTAGGTAATGAATCGTACTTTTTACCCGTTGATGATTTGAATGGTGCTTTTGCGTCATCCGGTGAAATGTAATCTTTACCGTTCACTTCGATAATACAAAAGTCACTTCCTTTTTGTAATTGCATCTTTATCCTCTTTTTGTTTATTAATTTCGATTTGTGCTTTCATACGCAAAGCCATACGTTCTTTAGTCCATTTCTTCTTAACCATAATTTCGTTTACCTTGTGAGAATGTCATCCCCGACTGGCTGAATACTTGTGCAGCGGTTGGGCTTCTGTCGGGTGCGGTGTTCGATGTGTACTCAGGCATATTAGAACCGTTCACACATAACCAATCGACCATGCGCTTCGTGTAGAATTGAGCCTTTTCTAAAGCGTCTGCAACTTCTCGTTGTAAATCGACTTGCTCAATCTGATTTGTTTCGTCTGATATATGAATCTGCGGACCACCGTTGTCGTATCTAACATAAAGCCGAGGGAGCAAATCATAAGTAGTGTACCAAGTCAGAGCCTTACGAAGATAATCATTTACAAGCGTGGCATAATAACCGCTTAAAGTACCCGCTTCAGCTTGAGTCTTACACTCTCGAAGCAAAGCATCACCCAATCGAGGTGCGATATACATATCTTGCATGGTTAAAGCTGACTGCTTCATCAGATTAGGGTCAACCGCTTTGGTTAAAGGCGTGTAGTCCTTAATCCAGTTCTCATTTATTAGGATATATTCTGCCATTATGGATGTTTTAATGAGCCTCTTGAGGGCGTATTGATTGGTGCTTTACCTTCCATCCCCTTTTGAGGTACGAAGGGCACATTTGCAACTCGTTTATCATTGTTCATTTCGCTTTCGGTATTCGCTTCATTTGATGAACGAGGCAAGAACGCTCCGTTTGCCCCACGTTTACGGAAGAAAATAAGCCTTTCCCACTTGTGATGACAATATACACCACCCTTCCAATCATAAATGTCGTATGTGCTTAGTCCTTCAGGCGCAAATTGACCGTTGATAGTTGGATCACTACTCATTAAGTCGATGTCTTCCTTCCTAAAGATATATCCGCCTTGACTATAACCCACCATCTTCGAACAAAACGACCTTGAATTGGTGCTTATGTTCTGAGAGTATCTGTATCTTAGTTTATACAATCCCGAATCACCCCAATCAGATCGTTCACCTGGACTTGCATAAGATGTAATCGAAGCTAATTTCACTCCTTTAATTAAAGTGTCTAAGGTTAGTTCGCCCTCTTCTTCATGTGTACCGGCATCTTCCACCCCGACAAGCTCCCATCCGTCTTCGTCCATCTCTTCAACGGTATGACCGAATTTTTCTAGTCCATCAGCAAGAGCATTGCCCCAATCTTCGGTCAGTTCTTTTTTTTTTGAAGACAATTCTATCTCCTTTTCAAATAAAGCTAGTGCTGAAGATTCGTCGAACCCAAGCATAGACTGGACTAAAATCATTGCTTGAGATACGGTAAGAAGTCCCGAATTAACTTGGTTTATTATTTCGATTGCGCTGCTTATCTGTATACCCGTATAGCTTCTCTCCACATCACTCTCAACCTCTTCAGAAGCTATGCCCCAATCAGGTACAATTCCCTTCGCTTGGAATAGCGGCGTAAGTCCTTTGAGTATAGCCATACGGTCAGGGAAGATTACGTCCTCTTCCATCTGCCTTTTCGACTCTGCCATTTCATTGGCGTTATTCCCTAAACCTGAATCGCCTTTTACACCGAACAGAACCGAATTAGTCACCCTATGACCTCGAAGTATTTGGTCTGTCGATTCCTTCGATAGAAATTGATACTGGTCGGACGCATCAGTAAGTGGGAACGCTTCGAATGTCGGGGCTGTATCTACTCCAGGTTCGTTGAATGTAGTTATGAACTTTCCTGCGTTATTAACTCCGCTTATCTTGCGTTCTAATTCTCTTGTTATGTTATTTCTCGCTTCTAAATCGGGTTGTCCGTTCCTAAAGTTGATAAAAAACGACGGCATCAAACCGTTTAGAAGTTGGTTGTTATGGTAGATACCGATTTGAATCTCTGCCTCGATGTAATTGATTGCACCCTCATAAGACGGTGAAGGATAGTATAAGCTGCCTGGAGTCGTTCTAAACACAAATATAACACTTCGCGCATCTTTACCGCTCGGATCGTATAGCGGCACGTATTCAGGCTTGTACTTATCTTTTCTAATCTGACTCCAATCATTTGAATACCAAACACCATCTACTTCGTTGTCTTCGTCATCACTTATGGATAGTCTGCAATTCTCAAAGGGTAAATGTTTGACTTGAAGTTCTTCATCACTCTTTGACCTTATCACTTCTAAGTAAAACCCGCCCTGTGTGTAGTGATCGAATACTAGATTCGGTAGTTCTTCGTTTAATCCAAGTGAATTGATTTGCTCTTGCCCGTTCGCTACGTTAGAATGGATGCCTTTACCCGTAATCATTTGGGTGAGCTTGTCTATTACAGCATGATTCGTATTTGAGGCTCTGTATAGGGCTAATATGTAGTCAGGAAATAGGTTATCTTCGCCAAGTTCAACCCAATTACGGTTGTAGTTCTCCTTTTCGACTCGCATCGGAGGGGCGTATTCGGCAAGTTTAACACTTGCAACCGCTAGTTTATTGTCCTCCATAAGTAGCTATTGATGGATTAGGCGTATTATCGTTGTTAAATGGTTCTGTACTCTCAAAGATACGAAGATAACCGCGCTCTACTTCACCAACTACAACCGCATTTTCGGGGTCAAGGTTAGTAATCGAGTTTTGCCCGTATATAATGTACGTAAATAGTCCGTTTGTGGTGGTTGGGATTAGGAGATTACCCGCTGTTGGGTCATCATCATCGGTATCAATTAGAAAATTCGTGTACCGATAGTTATCTGAGTCAATATCTCCTATAAATGCAAAGTCTACCACACCAAATTCCTGTTGGAATGTGATAAGATAGTCCGTAAATGTTTCAGAAAGCCATTGTTTCGCCTCGTACGCAGTAGTGTATAAAGTCTGACCTGATGTATTCGGGTATAATTGGAGCATAAGAAGAAAAATAAAGGGGAGTTACCCCCTATTATTAAGTTGCATAAGCAGGGCTAACCGTAACACCCGCGTAATTATCGAATGGATTGGTAGTATAAGCCTCTAAGAAAGGAGCAGATTCAGGCTCATCACCCGCGAATCCTAGTGTATAGCCTGACATATCGCCAAGAGCCGTTCCACTTCCTGCCTCTCCCGAAGTCAAATCTAGTCCGTTCTGTAATCCGAGGGCAATCAATTGCTGACTACCTGTATTTACGCTTTCATTCCTTCGTACAAATCCAACCACTCTAGTACGTCCGACAAGTTCCATTATCTCTTTGCGTTTCGCAGAAGTTAGGTTCTTGACTATCATGTTTAGAGCTTGTGGAAAGTGAACGCTTCCAGAATCTTCGTATGTTAATGTATCGGTAAAGTTCGATAGGTTCTTATCAAGCTCGTAACGGTAGACCGTCATTGTAGGAAGTCCGTCGATTTCGTCGGTCGAAACATCATAGGTCACATCGCCTGGAATAACATCCGACAACGCAACGAAGAACACCTCTTTTAATCCTCCCGAATCTTGCTTGCATCCTAGCTCAAAACCTTGTGTTAAATTACACGCCATTTTATTTAAGGTATTAAAGAGGGGCTTTTCACACCCCCCTGATTATTATGATTCGATTGAAGGAGCGCAAAGAACGATTTGAGTTTCGTTAGTTACTTGCGTTCCACCTGAATAAGCTGCTGAGATTCTCACGTTGTTATCACCTAGAGTCTGAGTAGTATCTACGATTTGAAGATATGTCTCATCACTAACTAAATTCGTTCCAAAGTGTAAATCTTTACGATCCGCGATGATAAAGAAGTTATCAGGTATGCCCGTCAAGACATTAATCTTATAACCGTCTATTCTCAATTCAGGAGTGTTACCGTACTCGAATCCGTTGAAGTCATTCGATACAGCTTGGCGATAGAACTGAGCCATCTTAGGATTAAGGAAGTATTCGAACTGGTCATACATTCCAATCATCGGTGCGGTCATTGCATCACGTCCGATTCTTAGCTGTGCGATTATATTCGAGGCGGTAATAACTGCCGTGTTCGCTTTAATCGTTCCGGCAAGTGCATCGAGCTTCGTTAACAGACCATCATAATCTGTATATCCTGAAGTGTAAGAAGTCGTTACAAGATTACCTTGCCACAAATTCAATTCCATTACTTTGGATATTTGCGCTCCTGCTTGTTCCTGAAAAGCATTATACCAATCGTTTGGAATTTGAGCGTCTAGTAACGCACCGCTTCCTGTTTGGTCTTCTAACCAAGTTGCGAAGAATGTTTCTTTGCAAATTGTCATGTTAGTCATTAATCTGCTTGGCTCGATTACTCGTTCCGTTGTGGCAGATGTTCCAGCATTTGTGTAGTCACAAGCATAAGCTTGAACGATGTCCTCACTCACGGTCAGGATTGGAATATTTTTCTTGTAGCGTGTTCCTTCGCTTATTGTAACGAACCCGCCTCGTAAGGTTGGGGCTGAGAGTAACATTGGCTTTACTATTTCGCCAGGTTTACCCGCATAGTTTGATGTCCAACTTGTAGCCATTTCTTTAGTTTTTTAATAGTTCAGGGTATTCCCTAGTTAGTTTAATATAATCCTTAGTTGATAGCTCCGAAATCTGAGCTTTAGAAAGATTGAGAGCTTTCTTTTCTCCTTTACTTTCCTTAACTGATTTGGCTGCGGGTGTGGCTGCTAGTTTCGTTTCTAGTGCCTCCTTTGCTTCTTTCAATTCAGCTAGTTCAGTTTTGATTGCTTCACTCGCTTTGTTGTCCTCAGTCGCTTGAAATTCGATTGCGCTTAGTATTTGAGATTGAAGCCCGAGAGCTTCGTGAAGGTCTTTAAGTGTTTGAGTAAATTCGGCTCTTGTAACTGGAGCGTCATCATTCAACTCTTCATCATCTGCCACCTCGTTAATAGATTCGACAACACCACCCGCGACAATCAAAACACGACCGTCTTCAAGCTTATGCTCTCCGTCGGGTGCAACTACGGTTTCTTCGCCGTCCTTAACCCAAGCATCCACACCGACAGCGAACTCGTCCGCGCTTGTGTAGATTAATACTCCATCCTCCCGAACAATTTCGGCAGCGAGTTTGACAGCTTCAGATTTCGGTTCTGATTTGGATAGATAGGTACTGATTTGCTCCATCTTAGCCAAAAGCTGTTCCTTAACAGTTTTTTCTTTTTTCATTATTAAATAGATTTCTTTCTTATAAAGTGGATTTAATCGCCTTGGATTTGCACATTTGAGAAAAAAAGTTTTACTTTGTTTAAAATCAAACCAATGAAAAAGTACTTATTAATCCTATTCGCCTCGTTTTGCGTATATTGCGGTTATCAATTCGCAGAGCGCAAGTATTTGAAACAGATTGAAGTAATACAATTTGAGGCAACACAAGTCAGTAAGTCTAAGAGCGCACTAATTATGAAACATTCGAGGCACTTAGATAGATGTCGATTTAATCATTACTCAAAATGATATGTTAAAAGAATCAAAACGACATGGAAATAATGTAATTAATCATATCAATGGGATAGAATTATGAAATACACCACCACCCTATTACTATTCGTTCTAAGCCTATCCGCATCGGCTCAGTACACCACAATCGACCTACTCAGCTTTAACACTCAGTACGGTCTAAACATAGCCAATGCGCCGAATGTATTACCGTCGTTCAATAATTACTATCAAGATATTTCTGTTGGTGGTAGTCGAATCGGTAACTTAACATTGCTCAATGGTGAGTCGATGTTTCCGCCTGGACCTGACGAAATCGAATACCCCGACTTTGAATTTAGTTGGTTCATTAATGATTCACTCGTTTCGAACCTAACCAACCCGCAGCTATTCGATTTAGAGCCGTTCTGCGATGGTGTAGTTCGAATGAGATTAGTAGTTGAACACTTACCAACTGCTGTTATATTTACTCGCACTGAGTGGGCTTATTTAGGATACAACTTTATTGAAGACTGCCCGACTGATCCAAACGCGCCTTGTCAATTCTGCGTGTTCTATGAGTTCTACCCTGATGTACCCGCTTACCACTTCGCCTCGATGCGATGGGATTTGAATAATGATGGATTAATTAATGTCGGAGATTTGACAATTCTATTATCTCAGTTTGGTAGTTCGGATTAAATTTGTATCTTAGCAATCGGTTAACGCCTGAAGATGTTTTGTTTTGGTTTATTAAAATTGGAGTTCCTAATCGGACTCCTTTTTTATTATCTTTGATTTATGCAGATTAACCCAAAGTTCAAACTCGGTCAGGTCGTTTATGTTAAGACAGACTTTGAAGCTATGCCACGACAAGTGGCTGGCTTAGTTGTCCGAGGTATATCTACAATCACATACGAGGTTACTTGTGGAGTTGAGATAGTATCAGCACATTCACACTTTGAACTGTCATCTGATAAACCTTTATTCATTGGTCATCAAAGCAACTAATGATTCAAGCTCATCGGCTAGGCTCTGTAGTTCCATTTCGGCTGCGATGTCTTCAGAATAAAGCCCTTCGATTGAGAAGCCTTTAACATCACCCGCTTTAATCTTACTCCATAAATCTTCGTTCTCAATATAGCTACCAACGAACCAAGTACCCACAGGAGTATCAATACCAAAGTGAACAGATTTATCTTGTTCAGATTCCTTTATCCAACTTTCGACAAAGGTTGATCCATCCAGTTCCTTCTTATGCTCATACGTTGCGTTATGGTTTTGGTTATTCATTAAGAACTTGTGCGCTGTCTTCTCAATCACTTCAGAACTGAATCGAATGTAATACTCTTCACCGCTCGGATGCACTCGATAGATTGGCTTATTCGGTATCAATGCAGCACCGTACACCATCCTTCGCTCCGTATCAATTGACTGCAGCTTCACCTCTTGGTTATTCAGGAACACCCAATCCGATTCGATGGCAGGAGATCCTACGAATGAGATCGCATAAACGCCTTGTCCTTCTTCGTCAATTTTTAAGTCTATTATTTTCATAGTGTGGTCAAATCTTTTACTCTTGTATTCGCTTCCTGTGCGCTTTGCACATCGCTGTCAAGTACATAACTTCTAATTGGTTCTTGTTGATTCCCTCCGAGCGCACTAAAGTCAATCGCTGCGGTTGGTGCTGCCGCGCCTCCCGTTACATTCGGAGCGCCTAGACTCGATGAACCTCCACCACCTCCACTTGCTGCACCTCCGAATTTAGTGGCTGCAATCTTCGCGACATTAGCCAATCCTGAAGCTACAACCGCACCAATGGCAAACGGCTTCGCTGCGAATGGTAATGTAGGATCTTTCCAAACTGTATTTGCACCCGCCCATGTGCTTTGGATTGCTTCAGCTATACTCAATGCCTTATTAACAGCAAACATTTTCTTAGCGTTCTTCTCTGAATTACCAACTAACAAGTTACCTATATCCATTAGAGCTGCGCTTGTAGATTTAGCAAATTCCTTCTTAGAGTTATCTACCGCTTCAGCATCCTTTAACTCGTCATCCTTTACTTTCTTAGCTGCTTCACTATCTTTTAGTAACTGCTCTAATTTAACAGCCCCAAGTTCAGCACCCTTCTGAATTTCCAACTCCTTTAGTAGTTCTAATTCCGTACCCGCCTGTTCTCGAAGTACCTCGTATTTAGATTCTATCCGTTCCGCTTCGGTATGAATAAGCTTATCAGCTAAGAAATCACGAACTGTTGCAATATCGTTCAGTATCTCCTTTTGAGTTTCAGCTAATGCCTTTGCTCGTTCTAATTCTAAAGCGTCAAATGCTGCACTTGCCTTGTTCCTTTCTTCAATCTCAGCTTTTAAGTGATTGGTGTATTCGCTTTCCCTCTGTTGCTTTAGTGTATTGAATTTGTTCTGAAGTGTCGTTTGTAGTTCTAAAGATTCCTCTTCGATTTGGAATAGAGCAATTTTAGCTTCTGCCTCCGCGTCTAAATCGTCATCCATACTCGCGGAAAGTTTATTACTTTCCTGTATTATTCGAAGGTTCTCTTTAGCTGCTGCGACTCTTCGCTTAACTAAAGCCTCCTCCATTTCACCCGCTTTTCTTGCTGCGTCTTCTCGTTCTTTATACGATTTAGTAGTGTCTTCAGCGTCCTTGTTTAATCCTTTTATTCGCGCCCTACTTTCTGCTTGGTCTACATTTAGTTCTCTCGTTACATCTCGAAGGTCTTGCTCAGCTTGTTTTAGTTTAATAGCTGCCTTCGCAGCCTCGTTCATTTCAGAGGCAACACCCGCAATAGATTTGGCAAATGCGTCTTGCTGCTCTTTGTCTAGTCCTGTATTAACCTGAATCAATGCCCTCGCGAAATCTTCAGCACCTTGCTTTAATCCCTCCCAATCCAAAGTGAACGCAGCTTGAGCAATCTTACCAATAGATACAAACTGATCTCGAAGACCTGTTAATCTATTAACTAGGTTCTTTTTAATCGCTTCCCATAAATCCTTAATTGATTGCTGCGGGTCTTCAAATGCGCTCACTAGAAACTCACCTAGCTTAGCGAGTGTATCCGTCACGATAGACATCGCAGCACCTAGCCCCGCCGTTGCTCTCGAAAGCATATCAGCGCCCTTCTGTGATTTAGTGAAGAACACCACAAGAGAAGTGACCGCAATAACAAGCGCACCGATTCCAGTCGATATGATTGCCATCTTAAGCGTTTTGAATCCACCCGCTAATTGAGTAATGTTGCCAGTCACCATCTTGACCGCTGCTGCTGCTTTAGGGCTTACCTTCTCTAATCCTGAAAGCGGGGAGTTCTTCGCTGCCTCTTCTGTCTTCTTATTGAGCTTATCTACTTCCTTCTCAACTTGCTTTATTCCCGTGACAGCACCCTTACTATCTACTTCTAATTCTAATACATATTTTGCCATTACAGAATTGAGTTAATTAGATAAATGATAGTACCAAAGAATATAGTTAGATACACTAAGGTCAGCGAGTAATCAATTATATCAAATAGAATAGGGTTCTTCATCTCGTAATTACCTGAAGCGAAACGCCCTGTAGCAGTCTCAGGTGTTCCAACCTTATTCAATAGGTCGATTGTGTCTGTTATCTTTGGGTATTGTTTCATTCTTTTACTTGTGTATAGTCGACTCGAACTGTTGCGTTGATTGCCACACTCGGCAGACTTGCGGCGGAGGAAGCAATTAGGCTAAATCTATGCTGAGTCGTGTCGGTTGTTACATCAATGCCTAGCTCAATGTGCCCTATTAAGTCCCCATTCTCATTATTCGGGGCGATTTGAGTAGCTGTAACTCGTGCCACTCCATTACTTTTATTGATTTGAATGTAGTAATTCTGTTGAAGTACGTTATCGAGTACCGAGGTGGCTATATTAAATGCCTCAAGTGCCACGCTTACAGTCACACCCCACGTTGATTGGTTAGGAAGTGATAGATAGGAGTCACCGTTTAGCAATGTTTCAAATGAATCATCTACATCTTCAAGCAATCCATCACCAAAGAATAGAACCGTACCCGCTTGCGCCCTTCCGATTGTAGTGGCAACGCCGTCATCTGTAATACCGCCCCCTAAATGAATACCCGCCTGTTCAATCTTAGCGTTCTTACCGAATACGGCAAAGCTTCCTATATTGTCATCAGCTTCTAAGTCTTGACCGTGCATGATTGACCCTATATTACCGTGCCCGCTTGTTATCGCATTGCCTCCATACTTACCACCGAAGTTCCCGGGTGATATATCCGAGTTCGAAACGTAAGCAATAGAATCGGATGGCAGCGACCTTGTATTTCCTGAACCGAACCCAAAGTTCTTTAACCCTGCTGTGCCTGGTGCAAACCCGCCTTGTGGGGTGTTCCAATAACATTTCGCTGTATCCCAAGTATAACCGTATAAGGTACAGCACTCCTCAGTACCCGCTCCCGTTGTGATACCATCTGAACTGATAAATGTAACTTGACCATCTAGTAAGCTCTGGTAAGGCGACCAACCGCAATCTGTGTCAAGCGATAGGATTTTAATTAGCCTCACTTTAGTTGGTGTGTTTAATCCTACTCCATAGCCTGATATATCTAACACCCTCCAGTAAGCATTTTTAATCCAAATGACATCGCTGAAATCGAAGTTTAGAAAGTCAGATATATCTAAGGCGAAATGAGCTGTCATAACTCGTGCGGTAGGATCGTATATCTCACGAATATAATCTTTCCAGTATTCATGGAATAGATTCTTGAAAGGCGCGCCCGCTGTCTGCTGAAGGTAAAACTCCTGACCGAAATTCAAATCGAATGTTTCAGCTCCTGGCTCTTCATTTGGTATGTCATAGTTATCGAAGTGTGATAAGACTCTGACCGTTGTATCTGTAACCGTTGTAGTGTCATCGTCGTACACCTTGACATTATCGAATGAGTAGGCGTGGAATAGTATTCTCGGCTTTGCTTTGAATAGACCGCCTTGAGCATTGATAAGTTTCGGAATTGGATAGCTTGTTCCGAGTATGTTATTACATGGGGTCGGGGCGAATCCTAATTTTGTCGTATTCGTTCCGCTTGCGAAGTCAGATTGTAAGTTTACTAATAGCTGACTATTCGTTGAATCGAGCGTGCCAAATACACGGTCTCCTTCATCCTTATATATCTTATTTAAAGCATCGCCATCTTCTCGATAGGTAAAGATTAAATCTTTCGATTGAAGTGCTGTGGTTGGTTTAACACTCACATCTTTTGATAGGTCTAGCTTACTTGTCCAATCCAAAGTTGAACCGCTCTGAAGGTAGTCCATCATTGATTCGATTCGTAGCTTGTTAGGTACGTTCCTGTCAGGCACAATGATAAGGTTATACATCTTCGCAATGGATGAGAAGAAATCGAACTGAGTCATGTTAGGAGCGTTCGCAACCATGTCAGCGGTATAGCCTGAGTACTGTTCTGCGATTTCGTACAGTTCGAATCCTGTTCCTATCTCATAATCTAAGTTGGTTGTGCCGTTTAGTATGATAGGCGGTGAGCTTAATTTGCTCCATCTAAGAACAACATCATCACCCGCATCTAGCTGAACACTTGCCTCACGATATACACGCTGATTCAATAGGTTCATTGTTATAGAAACAACCGGTCCCTGGTCTAATGTCTCAGATGTTGATGGATTATAAAGTCGCGTTTGGACATCTATTGATGAGGCTATATTGAGCGTGCTTCTAAATGTTATCCAATACCTAAAGTTAAACACGCCTGAAAATGGGGCGGTGAATACGTTGGACGAAACATTACCACCATTATCAAACTCTTCACCCATGACTGTCACCGAATAATTACCTTGAGGCGTAACGGTTAAGTCACTTCCTAAACTAAGAATAAAATTCTCAGCACTTGGCTCGGCTGTACTAATCGGTGAAAGTGTACCGTTCAGCCAAGGGATCCAAAGTGAATCTAATCTGTCCTCAAATGATGAGGGTGAATCAACAACGAAACCCGCCTCGCTTATAATCTTATCCCATAGGTAACGAGCCTTGACGCATGGAGTGAAGTCAGAAGCGTAAAGCGGTTGAGCCTCGTTAAAGATTGGTCTTGTTCCTGCCTCGCCTTGCTCTGAAAAGTTCTGACCTTTATCAACTAGGAAGTAATTAACGTTACTAGACTGAAGCGTGTCATCTGTTATATTATCGTAATCAACTAAATGATTCAGATCCGCTGCTAGTGTACTTATGTCTTGAAGCCTAAGCGCACCCATCGCACTTTTAATGTCGGGAGTCTCACCGAAGTACCTCACTTCGATTTCATATCCAGCACTCGTTTTGATTACGTCGGAGATTTCAACGAACCCCTCACTAAATGGGATTGTATCGGCTGTGATGTAAGCGGGTATCTTGTTCTTTGGATTAAACCAACCATCGTAATTCACGTCATTGATTGCACCTATGAAGCTCTGAAAATCTGTATCTAGCGGACAGCGAAAAGTATTAGAATAAGCTCCTGTTGGTTTAAAGCTCTCTAAATCGGTGAAGGATAAATTGAGGGAAACATTATAGCCGTCGAAGATAGGGATGATGTATTTATCTCCCGTTGGATTTACTAAGTATAGAATTATTTCACCGCTCATTTACCATTGATTATTAGCGTACCTGAATCGAAGCGTCAAGTCCTTCACTTCGCCTCGTTTAATCACCTCCTGAATATAACTAGCATTCTCTAAGATAACACCCTCCACCTTCGAGTCATCACCATCGGGAATGATTTGTACATTATCGCTTCGGACTAAATCAACGAGCAAAGCAAAGTCTTCGTTTCTTAGGTTCGAAGCAGTCACTTCAATGAATCGTTCTAGCTCAACACTGAAATCAGTCATACCTCTATCCCAACTCTTGTGATCGTAACCATCACCACCATAATCGCCAAGCACCTTCTTGTATCGCTTCCTATCGGCTCTGAATGATGGAGTTGATTTAGCTGTGAAGTCGAAGTAATCCCATCCACCAAGAGCGTTTGTAAATCCGATGTGAACATTATCATAACGGGTATCACATACCTTGTAAAAGGCGTACTTCTTTGATACACTTGTATTGGCTAAAAGGAACTCGAAAGTATAATAAGCCCAGTCATTTGTTGAGTCAGGTAGTTCTGAGACTGCTCCAAGAAAAAAATTTGCGCTGACAGTCTTCGGATAGACAGGAGCATAGACTAAATCGTTCGCGTCTGTTCCTGAAGTAACCGCGCCGATGTCAGCGGTCGAGCCAATCTGAACACCGTCAGAATCAAATAGCTGATACCTTATTTCATCCCAAATAGCATTGTCATTTAACATCGCCCAACAGCCCCAAGAATCTTCATTGACTGGAATCGCTGTCGCGTCTTCTAATCCGTATGTACCTGCTAACTTCCAATTATTGTAATTACGCGCGGTCAATACCCAAACATCATTCCCACTATATCGGATTGTATCGAGGCTTGGCTTATAGCCTTGGTTCGCTTGGAACGCACCTGCAAAGATTCGTTTAAGTAGTTGCGATGGTGCAGGACTTGATGCAACCGCTGCTGGTGGTGAGGTTGGGCTGTCTGTCAATACACCGTCAACATCCCACGCCTCTTCGACATCTGCTTCTATCAAGATATAGTTATTGTAATTACCAAAGAACCAAGCATTCAGAGATTCGATATGTACTGACTCTTCAGATGTGAAGTATGTCTCATCTATCTTACTCAGTCTATCGGCTACCGTCCTTAGATTCATGTCACTATATCCGTTAGGATTAGGTGGTACGTAAAATATAAACTCCTGAGATTCAAGCTGCCACTTGAAGGTAAATGTGAACTTATATCTGAATCCAGGTTGACTCCTAATGAGTGATGAAGTCTCAAAGGCTGTGAAGATAAGTTGCTGACCTTTCAAGGTTACTGAGTACGGTTCTTGTATAAATGATAAGCTCATAGTTTCGCTTCTAAATCGTCAATTAATGCCTGTTCAAATCGTTCTCTCCATCTTGGTGTGATGTCTTCAAATGCGTCTTTCATATATTCAACTGGAGTGATTCCATACTTTGCGATTGACCGACCTATCATGAAGGCTGCTGCTTTATATTTAGCGGGAGTACCTTTGGTAAACCCTCCAAGCTTTCCGTTCTTCATTTCGCGTAATTGCATACGCTTAGACTTCATCCACTTCTCAATCCATTTCGTATTGATGTTCTTGCCTCTAAAGCTGTATGGACTACCGTGTTTCTTCTGCGTTCCATTAACTCCCTCTTCTTGAAATGAAGCGTAGTTTGCAGCCTCGCCCTTTGCGAAGTATGTCAGTTTAGTTCCACCTCTTGTATTAGATGCTCTAAAGGCTAATGACTTCCGAAGCTGACCACTCGCAATAGAACGTCTTTTCTTCCTTCTGCCCTTTCCATTCGTAACCATTCGATAAGAGCCGAGGTTAGACTTACCACGATCCAAAACCGCCTGAGCGTATTCTAAAGTTACCCGTTCCAAGTTGGTCATGTGTAGTGATTTCTAACCATGATTAATGCCCTATTTAAAGATTTTTGGTTACGACTCCAAGCCTTCGTTGCAAATGTTACGTATGCATCTGTTAATGACTCAGGGAATGTAGTAGCTGACCAAATAGAACCAGTCCCGATGTTATTAAATGGTGCTTGAAATCCTGTTGAGTTCTCTGAGAATATCATATTTAGCTCTTCATTGGTACACATACGCCAATCAGAATACCCGCCCTCTGTTGCTGTATTGGTATAAGCTAAATGAACGTCCCACGCTTTATTATTACTGTTCGCTTCATTCGCCCAATAACCAAGTCCCGTTAAATGGTCTACCACGTACGCATCCGGATAAGTCTGCGTTCCATCGGCTGCCGTGAATCGGTTCGTATTACCCGCTACGTTATTCTCTGCTAGAGTTACAAACGGGTCTGTGCTGGTAAAGTCAAGTGCTGCGAATGTAGCGGGGTAAACTGGAGGCGTGTAATCATAGTTACCATTCCTTAAATGCCACCCTTCGTCGTAACTCGAAGCAGCGTTATCAATTGAACCTGCATTATCGTAACTGTTGTACTGGTTGTATACTGGTCTTCTGTAATAGACTCCCGAAGGCGTTGCAGGGTTAGGTATTGTCCATACTCCAGTAACTAAAGAACCGACCGCTGAACCGTTCACGTATTCAACAGGAACATCTAAAGTACCACCACTTGCAACCGTGTCAAATGCGGATGAATTGACAGTCACTGTAGCATCTGAACACGGACTGCAAAGTAACGCTTGAAGGAAGCCTCTGAATGTTCCCGTTGCTCCGTTGTCTATGTCTTCGGCTGTTGCTTCTTTGACAGCCTCAAAGCTATTTACTGATACCGCCGTCATCGCATCGAGTAGTGAAAACGCTGAGACGGAAATACCGTTCACAGCAAGTCCATTTATAACGAATACATAAACTGTATTACCACTTGAGTTAAGCATTCTGAAACTCTTCAAGCAGAACGTGCCACCACTCGCGACCTCTTGCAATACGTTACCATCTACATCGACTATCTCAGCGGGTAAGCATGAAGCGGGAGGAACTGGAATAGCAGGTCCAATTGGAATGTTACATATATCATAATCATTATGCTGACCTAAAGCGAAGTCCATCACATACCCCGCTGTCAATTGTGTTTCGCCATCATAGAACGGATCTATTGAGGCAATGCTTAAATCAATGTCGTAAGAATCCCAAAAGTCTTGACCACTTTGAGCGTAACCGATAAAGTCCTGAATCGTTTGGAGCGTGTCAGAATGTATCTGTTGAATTTTTACAGGCTTGTCCTCTATCGTTGAGGGTAAGTCCTCAATCATGAATTGGAATGATAGAACGAAAGGTTGCCCAGGATTGATCGAAGCGACTTGAAAATGAACGTGAGGGTAAAGCGGTTCTTTATCGTTCGTGAATGTTTCATTTACTCCGAATGTAACACGATTAACAAAGTGATGCGCTGTAAAGAACGCCTTCAGCTTCTCGGTGATTTGATTTAGTGTAAGCATTTAACCCATCTTTTTATTAAGTTCCTGAACGTGGACATCGTTCCAATAATTACCGAGTACTCTGAAAGCGGTGTAAGGCATCGACCACATTAGTTCCTCCTGATTCAAGTCACCACCTGACCTCTCCTTTATAAAGTGGATAAATTTGTATTTATTTGCTAGGTATGGCAAATTTCTTTCTTCATATTCTCCGTCGCTTCCTTCAATCGGTTCATCATCATCGCTTCCGAACTGTTCTGCAAGTCCTTTTGCAAAGACAAAAAAAAACCGAGAACTCCAAGAGCCTTCGACATTGTAATTGATAGGAACAATTCAGCATTATCCATTGAATCGCCCTTGTATTTGGAGTAGTCTTCGATTCGATACCTCGGAATATTAACACCCCATCGTTGAGTGATTGGTCTATATAAGATGGCTAGTACCTGATGAAGCCGTTCGTCACGTCCTAAGTCTTCGAGGTGGCTTATATCTGCCCATGCTGCTGTTGATAACCTTGATAGGTTCGGTTCGAATCCGTATTCAGTTCCGTCGAGTGTAATGATCCGCTCAAATTGTTCTTCCTGGATTACAGCAATAAGACCTTTGAACTCTTCGACTATCCTTTGAGTGACTGCGATAGGGAACTTACCTATATCATCTCTGCTCTTACCTGTTGCGATTGAGGCTTTCGCTATATCTCCACGAGCTTTTGAGAACTCAATGAACTGACCTATCGTGATTTGGTTCGGTTCGTTTAATTCGATTTCGTACTTCATAATTCAGGGATTGTTAATTCAGACCAATGGGTAATATCATTGACATCTATGTTATCTTGGTCACCTGTGCTAAACTCACCGTCTGACCTAATGAAAGTTATACTATGACATATACCACCCCAAAAAACCAATACAGCCGTATACGTATCGGGTAGCCTATCACTTACTTTTATCCATTCCATAATACAAAGATACGAAAAAAGCCCCGAAATAAATCGAGGCTAATCAAGAGAGTCACTACTTCTCTAGTCCTAAGGTATAGGCTTATTATTTATCCTATGTACTTATTTCCATCATCATCGGTAAGTATAGAAACAACTGGAACGAAAGTTAGTGCTTCGGCTATATTATTACCTTGTTGTGTTGTCACTTGAATAACTACACCACAACCGCAATCCATAGCCTTAGTGCTTTTCATCCACCCCTGTTCTTTAGGGGTGCGCTTTACATATCAACTGGAATAAATCACCGTTACCAAATACTTCGAGGTCACTAACTTTAGCTTCGGCATCAGCGACGTTTACATTTCCTAATTCTCTTAACATAATATTATTTATTTTACACAAATGTAATCAATTTATTCCAATCTCACAAGTCTGGGTTAATTATTATCTTAATCGGATCTGCTTTGTCATCTCCGTCATGTGTCACCCTGGAGTACTTCGGCTTGAAGTATTCGAGTACGGAGATATACATCTTAGCCCCTTCGATTCTGTCCTTGTCATCAATCGACAGCATCATATCGTTCATGATGTTATTGAAGTTCTTAGCGTGTTCTGTTGTGATAGACTCGACTAGGCTCTCCCATTGCTCTGTCTTAGCATTTTTACTACCCTCTGGACGACCTGCTCCTTCTCTTACGCCTCCTCTACTCATAATGATTTATTTAGATAGTTTTTCATTTAACATCTCAGCAAACTCATCCATTTCCATCATTACAATAGACGTACTGCCGTTATTAAACATAATAGATAGACATCCTTTATAGTGGGGTGAAACAGAAGTTATAGAGGATAAATTTAAAAACCATTCATAACCATTTTCATTTTTTACTTTTATGAATTTCATTTCGTTTTCTTTTAACATCGACTATATTTCTTTAGATAGTGTCTAAGTTCTTTGAGCACTTCAGTCTTGCACGAACCACAATTACTATGCACATTGAAATCGCATTTGCATAGTTCTTTATAGACTCGATACATACCTACTAAAGTTGCTTTTGTTGGTTGCGTTTCGTATTGCTCGACAGCGTTCAGAACTAAATCGTAATGCTCCTGCCCCCAATCGTTCAGAGCTTTCCACTTACCGACTGAGCAAGATGCCCAAGGTAAACCAGTCTTCACCGCCATGATACAACCGCATAGATGATAGTCCTTATTTCGATACTGCACGTCATCACCTTTAATAACTGTACCACAACTACCCCACGTCTCATTGTAGAACTTGCATTTCTTACACGTTGCGAGTCGTTCTTTCCTGACCGCGTCTAGGTCGGGTTTCATTGTTCGGAGTATTCGATTGAGTAGGCTCATT